AATTATTATACTCCTATTCTATTATATACCTGTACCATCACGGTAAAAGTGTTTGTTAATTCTGACTAACACGTTAACGTTAGCCGAACCTGCAGTATTGTTATCTGGGTCTTGAGATATATCAATCGCCTGAATAACAAATGATGCATTAGTTCCAGAAGCGCCAACATCAAGTTGTACTTCTGAGATACCAGTTTTTGCATTACCAGTAGCATTAGTCACTGAGTAGTTCTGAAACAGATCCGCTCTCGAAAATGCCGCGTCAGCATCCATTAAGAATACTGCATCTGGGTCATCAACAACAAATGCTGTGATGTCGTCAGCTGCAATACTACCTGGATAATAGTTGCTGTAAGTCGGCTTTTGAGTTGTAGGATCAGTGTAGAAACACCCATTAAATACTCCGATTACAGACGCACTGTTACCTGCTGTATGTCTGGTGATATCACCATCAGTTTCAGGAACCACTAAGTCACCTTGGTAAATTGCTGTACCATTGTTATTAGAGATCGTGTATCTGTTCTGAGTAACTTTTCTAAAATAGTCACTTCGCTGTTTTAAGATCTCTTCAGGTATCCTTGCCAGCACAAGGCCTCCAATCCCAATACACCCCTGATAGGTTCCTTTAGCTACAACGGGATATTTATGTTTGTCAATATCAGTATATTCATCTGCTCTGACAAATTCATAACCTTCCCTAAGTTTTTTAGACACATTTCCTGTATCCTCAAAACCCGCAACTTCAGTTCTTATCCATCTATGGATAAAACCTTTTGGCGCAGGTGGCGCATCCAAACTGGACGGTAAAGTCCAACTTTTTACACGAGCGTTAGCTGCTCTCGTGTTAGACTCGCGTGAGGATTTATCTACTTTTGTATTCATATTACTTTCCCTCCTTCACGTATTTTGCGTATTCCTCTAGTGGCACCCCTAATTTTTTAGCGATCGCTACTTGTGACTTGGTGAGTTTCACAGATCGGCGTCCATTTTGCTTCCTAGACACACCTGCAACGTTCTGAACGGGACGTCTTGGTTCTTCTTGTGTCTCAGTATCAGCAAACTTATGAGGGAAATAATCCCTAATACGTTTGTTAATTTCATTATAGTAGGCATCGCTCTCAGCGTCAAACCCTTCCCCCATAAGTTCGTCATGTAAACCCATAGCGGCAGAAGTCATCACTTTATCAGATCCAAACCATTCATTCTCAGAAGCCCACTCTTGAGCTCTAGGACTAACCTTTTGAGGTTTTTGTGGTTGGTTCTCTTCCTGTGGTTTTTCCGCTTGTTCTTTAGCTGCTTTAGCTCTTTCTTCTCTTTCAGACTGAGAAATTTTCACTTTTTCTTTCTCTACTGCAAGTCTTGTAAGAGCTTCATTTGCCTCCATGATTTTTTCAGCATCTTGAGCATCAATAGCTTCTTTAAGCATTGTCTTAACTTTAGCTTTCTCAGCTTCAATTCTGCCGTCATATTCTTTGATGTAATTTTCATCAACCGTATTATATTTCTGCTCAATATCTTCATATTTCTTTTTCAGACCTTGCGCATAATCCATTGCAGCTTGTTCTCTTCTTTCTGCTTCACGGTATTTGAAAGTTAAATCTTTAATTCTTTTTTGAACTTTATCAGAATAACCTTCCAAATCATCAGAAGTTTTTTTCTGAGGTTGTTCTTCAGTAACCTCATCTTCTTCTTTTGCTTTTGCTTTTTCAGTTTTTTGTTTTGTTAGTTCTGATATGTCTGTGTAACCAAGATCAACATCTTCTTTTTTAATTTCAGATGGATGACTGCTCTCGGCTTTTTCTTCAAATGAAACGTTTGTCTCTTGAGCATCATCAGTGTCAAGTTCGACTTCGTTTTTTATTGCTTCTTCTGCCATTGCACCTCCTAATAGTTATGGATAATGTTTTGCGGATCAGTTACTGTTCCAATGATTTCATCATCATTAAGAATTCTTACTTCTCCGAGTTCTGTTTTAAATCTGGATCCTGCATATCTGCCGAATACCACCCATTGACCTTCCTTGCACCATGGGCCAGTAGGAAATTTTTCTTTGTCTTGATAACAAAGATCACCCATTTTAAGAACAAGTGCACAAACCGTTGTTAGTGCAATTCTTTCATGGGACTCATCAGCCATAATAATTCCACCTTTGGTTTTTTTCGCAGGTGTAAATGGTCTAACAAGAATTCTCCAACCTGTTGGTTCTGGAATTTTGTCAATGATTTCGTCTATTGATTTTGGGTCGGTAGGGATCTTAACATCTTCATCTTGTAGAGTTTTGCTAAGAATCTTAGACCCATCTGGTTTAACCAGGGTCGTTGTCATCTTCAATGTCCTCTTTTTTCAGCAAGTCTTTTATGACTTGAAGCAGCTCTTCTAACGAACTGAGTTGACCTCTAGAATATTGTAATTTTTCTATACTGTCAACGTTATAGACAATGTGATTCTTTTTCTCCTGTAGAAGTCTTTCGATCTCTCTTCTGATCGTTTGAATGGTATGGTGTTCTAACATTATATGTAGGGATAATATATAGACTTAATCTCACCTTTTGCAACTAGCTTTTTAAGATCTCCTTTAGACATCTTTTTATAAGCTTCAATCTTTTTATCTGTCTCTTTCTTCGATTTATCAAAGAGAAGACTTATCCATTTAATCATTATTTTTTTCTCATTATTTCGGTTCCCTTAATTCCGTACACAGCACCAACGACTGAAATGAATAAAATTTGGAACCACATGGGCATGTTCTTAAAGTATTCGAAGAAAAGATCAATCTTAATTTTTATGTCTGGATCGTCCGAAAAGACCGACCAAATAAGTAATAGCACGGGCGCCGAAACAAGCAAAAGTACGAATTCATCTTTCCACGATTGCTGTTGATCAGTTTTTATAAGGGTTTGATATTCAATCTCTCCTGCCGCCATCTTCTGTGCGTGCAGTTTTTGAGCATCGCTGATTAATCTCTTCGATTCTTGTCTGTTTTTGTATATGTGAGCCCCAGTCTTCACAGCCATACCCAGCAGGTTTAACCAAGCCATAAAATTTTTCTCTCCTTCTATTACACATATATGGTATCATTAGTTTTAATGCCTCGTAAGCCTTTTCACCTGTAATCTTCCATCGAAAAGCATTCTTCCATTTTGCATTACGTCTTTTTAAAAGCCAAAACCAGCCGCCAAAATATTCTTGAAATCTTGCGACCATATCAGCATCTGTTGTCTCAACTTTGACCATTAAAACTCTGCTGTTGCCTTTACCTGTACTCCAAACACCAAAACTTCCTTCTCCGTCAAAACATCCAGAAAGATATAAAAGTTTTTCTCTATCAGATAGAGCATCATAACCAGATGGTTCTAGTTTTTTAAAAGGATGATTGTCTTTTAAGCGGTGCATTGATACCCTGTGGTGATGGACCTCTTAATGGTGGTGGCCCAGAGGGTTTACCTCCACTAAGCCCTTTTCTTTTTTGATTTTTTCTTTTTGTCGACACCTTTAATAGTCCCCTTATTCTTAGATGCGTAGAAAACTTCTTCCGCTTTTTTCTTACCGTACTGCTTCTTCATTGAAGCCATAATCTTTTTACCTTTTTTAGTTAAAGGCATTATTTCTTCGTTTTCTTTTTGCAATCACATTCGTGGTTACACATACAAGGAACAATTACTAGTATTCTACATGCGATTTCACATATTACGTTTTTAATTTTTTTTAACATTTGCTTTCTCCCTTGCTATGTCCAGTTTTTCTCTGGCTACTTCCATTCTTTCACCAGCAGCTTCTTTATTTTGCTCAAGTTGAGTTAATTTGAAAGCAAGATCTGCTTCCTGTCTCTCATCTTGTTTTGATTCTTTAAATCTTACTTCTTCAGCTTTTCTTTGAAGATCTAAAGCTCTTAAATCTATCTCTTGTTGTTTTAATCTTACTAACGGATCTTGTTGCGCACCTTGTTGCTGTGCTTCAGCTTGTGCAAGTTGAGTTGTTAGTTCAGCAGTTCTCTTAGCAACCATTTGATCGAAGATCGCTTCAAATTGTTGTGGCTGTTGCTCTGCCATTTGTTGCATTTGAGGGTCAGCTTGTATTTCTGCACCTACTTCTGCAGTTGCTTTGAGTGAAACGTGTTCAGAAATGTGTGATTGAAGTAATGCATACACTTGAGGATTGATTTGAACCATTCTTGTTTGCATAAATGCACTGTGAGCAGCAATATGCGCGTCATGATCTTGTTGTGCGAATGCGTTTAGTAGCTGCATTTTTAGTGATTCAGCATTTTCTTTAGCAGGATCCATTGGTTGAGGCGGTTGTGGTGGTGGTTTTAGGATTGATTCGATTTGTTTTGTTCCTAAAGCCTCATAAACTCTTCTGTAAGCCTCATGAAGGTTGTGCATTTGCGGATTTGAACTTGCTATTTGCAATTGTGTCTGTGCAAGTGTCACTTTTTGCGTCATTGAGTGAATATTTGGATCTGCAGTTGGTATAACATCGACTCTTCCGTCAAAATCTACTGATTTAATCAATCTTTCGCCGCCATAAACGTCATATGGGTACTCTTGAGGTAAAGATTCACCAAAAATTCTTGCTAAAATCTTAAATTCCATCCTTAAACCGTAGTAACAACGCTTGTGAATGGCACTCATCACTCTTGAACCACGTTCTAAGAGTGCAATTGTTGTTCCAACAGCTCTATTTTGCATATCATTACCTGTATCCATATTCGTAATCGCTGCAAATTTCTGTCCTGCTTGTACAACAAAGCCTAAAAGGTTGAATAAAGTTGTACTTGGTTCTTTAAATGGCAATAATTGAAACTGATCTTTAATATTTCCACCTGGTGCATCAACATCTCTGAACTCTCCGGGCTGAATTGGCTGGTCATCATCTCTAACTCTCATGCCTCGTGACTTAAATCCAGCAGGTAGATTTGATAATGTGCCTGCATCAAGTAGTTGTCTTAATGCTTCGGTAGCTGTTCTTGATAGACCACCGATCATATGTGTTAAACCAAAGCCATAAAATCCTAATCCAGGTAAAAATTTGTAATGTACAAAGTATTCGATTCTTCTGTATCTTGAATCATCTGCTCTATAGTTTCTATAAATCGATATTC